ATCTACATAAGAAGCTGTGTCCCCTATTCCGCCAGAGTACCATCTTCCGTCTACGGCTGATCCGGATAAATCTGTACCTTCAGCAATGGAAATTATATCGTCTTGTGCGGCGTTTAAAGCCTGATTTAAATCCGAAACCTGCCCCCGGATCGCGTTGCCCAATGTATCATAAACCGTACCATCCGCACCGATCCGGGCGTTCTGCACTTCCGCTGCGCTTGGTGCTTCTCCGGATGGCGCGATGATTTCATCAATTTCCGCCTGCATGAGCGTTTGCTGTCTCACGATCTCCGGAATCATCCGGGTATTGGCGCTCATTGCGATTGCCTCTTCAATTGCTGAAATATCAGATTCAGAAAAATCCGCATCATCGTCAACCGGTGCCCGTTCTACCAGGAGAATAAAATTTGCTGTTCCATGTACGGAATCAAAAACAATTTCAAATACATTTGTACCGGGCGCCGCTGTCATCTGCGCTGTTTCCGTTATGACAACCTGACCGGATGCATTGACAGTGCCGGCGTTTACGATCGCATGATTGTCGGCCTTTAAACCTACAATTTCGCCGGCTGTCGGTGTCACCTTTGTTCCGTCTTCCTGATACAAATTAAACAGCCAGGTTTCACCGGAATCATTCTGATTTGCATTGATTACCAGCGGGGAAGATGTACCCGCATTGATGATCAGATCAAATGTTCTTGTGATGCTCATTTTTCGAGCTCCTTTCTGACAGCCTCGCGCCATCTTTCCGGTACTTCATCAATTGTCATTTTTCCCTTGCGGATCAGTTCAACATAAATTTTAACCATTGTTGTTTCCTCCGATCAGCGCCGCCAATTCTGCAATGGCCAATTGTAAATCGGTGATTTCATCCGGTGTTACCTTTACCCGACCGATAACAATTTGAATTGCAACATCGGTTTCAGTTGGGGTGAATTTGTAACCGTAATCAACCATGACTTTTTCAAGCTGGGTGAATCCTTCGAACACATAAACAAGTTCACCGCTTTTGTTGTAAACCCGGATAGGTTCTTCACCGGCTCGGACCGCCGCGATAATATCATCGGCGGTATATGTTTCTTGTTTGCGGATCAAAACATGCAGCGATACATCATGATTCGCTACACCGTAGCAGTCAAATTCTGATCCGTTGATTATCACTTTACTAACCACGTTGGCCATCTCCTCCCGCATCTGCATATATCTGGCTCCAATAAACTGAACTCTCTAACCAATAATCCGCGCCGATCCCGTTTTCCCACTGGAAATGACATAATTGGCCATCCCAGTTGACCACGGTTATATCATTCTGTGTTTGCCCTCCGGCGCGGGCATTGTCCATCGTTCCGGTGCTGAGTTCTGACGCATTCATGTTTGCTACATCACCACCGGCATTTCTTAATGTCTGGCAATCCAACGTTCCGACCTTGATATTATCGGCATCGATGTTTTCAACTGTAACCACGCTTGCATCAAGTGTTCCTGTATTGATGTTATCCGCATCGATATTGGTGATTTCTGCTTGGCTCGCGTCCAATGTTCCGGTCGTGATGTAATCCGCATTAAAAGCACCGTCAATGGTCCATGCGGTATCATAAGGCCCATCATATCCGTTTTGACTGAACCCGATTCCGGCTAAATTAAAACGGAGCACATTCGTTGCGGTTGTTTTATCAGGAGTATCCATGATGAGGATTTCCTCCGGCTGTCCGTTTGAATTTAAACCCATGACGACATAACCGCCGAGCCCGCCCGTGATCAACGCTGTGGCCTTTTCTATGGCGTCCTGCGCGAATTTTCGTGTTTGGTTGATCTGTACCTTTTCGGTATTGATCATGTTTACAATCGTCCGCGCAAGTCCGGATGCTGCATCCCCTAATTCAATGGATTCATACCGATCATTCAGCACATCATAAACAGTTTTAATAACCTTTGCCTTTGTGCTGATTCCCAGCGCTGGAAATTCAATCGTTATTGAATCGCATAATTTTACCTGTTCCAGATCTGCGATGTATTTGTATTCATCCGTATCGGCGAGGTTAACAAAAGAAACCTTGATGTTAATTTTCGGCACCGTTACATCATGCGTATTGATGTACGCCTGCGCCGCTGTATTAATCATCTGCTGTGTGAGTTCTTCTACCTGATCGAACCGATCTGACAGATCCAAATTCATGATCCGCTGTTCGGTAGCCTGTACCAAGGTGATCAGATCGCCCACGATCGCGGTTTCATCATCATTTCTTTTTGCATACGGTAAAACGGCCGTATACATTTTTTCTATGTTTTCCTCTTGCCGGATGTCGGTTAAATTCTTCCCATATGCAATTTTTACGCCGGTATCCGCTCCACGGGCAGCCAGCAGATAAATGTTCATGTTGTCGAATTTATATTCACCACCATAAACATCAAGCAGTGATCCCTCTTGTCCGGCCAATAATGCGCGGGCGCTTTGCGGAATCTCATTTGTAAAATTGGCAATCGTTGCTTTATCCGTGGAAAGGGTGAAGCCAAGATTATTTGGCAGGATGTTTGAATTGATCCCGGCGCACGCATTCGCGCATGTGCTTGCCGTAAACGGCAGCACGCTCGTTTTAGCCCAATCATAGGAAATATGATTGCATAGATACGTGACAATCCCATTCAGCGGCTTTGTGCTCTTGTAAACCCGGAACAATTGCGGATCATCATAAGGATTCGGCTTCGCGAGTATAACCGAATCTTTTTGAATCTCTGCATAGTGCCGGGATTTAATCGGCAGCGTGAATTGCAATGTATATGCGCCGTTTCTTTCTTCTGTGACCTTGGCCGACGTTGTATCAATCAGCCGGCCTAATCCTTCAGAATTGTCAACGGCCATTTGTGCCGCTGTTTTGGCATTATTCATCAATTTCAGAATCATAAACGCCACCATCTCGGTTTTATCTTCAATGACATGCCAGCAGGCGTTACGATCTGAACATTACTATTCCCGGGCAACTCCGGAAATCCATTCGTGAAGGTAACATCCGGATTCCGGTTTGTTGTTCCTTCATAACAATCCTGCAATTCGGAATCGATCACCGTTGCACCGCTGTTTGCTGATACCGTAACGCTATCGCCGTTAATCGTGAATGTTCCCGTTCCGGCTGTCACCGTGATCAGCGGCAGGGCTGTCATGGGTGTCGGATTCTTAATTGTTACTGTTGAACTTGCCGCAATCGATGTTTCGATCTCGCCGATCTTCAGATATCTTTGCGGCTGGCACTTAAAATTCAATGTGAATTTCCCGGCCTCATCCATGACCGTTTCCGGCTCTATGGGGCCCGTGAACCGTGCCATGCGGAATTCATCAAGATGGTATGAATCTTCCAATCTCTGCGGCCCTCTGTGGCTCAGGAGCCAATTTACCATTGCTGAATAATTATCCATGAAATCGTCAACGATGAACCCGTCATAATATTGGTCAATTGTTCCGAATCTATCATCACTGATTGTCAGATCGCCATTGCGACCAGGCACGATGACGGTTTCAATATGGCGCTCCGGTGCGTTATGCGTTCCGTTTCCGGAAATCCTCGCCCAAAAATCGAGCGAGGACTTACCAGCGAAAACGAAATAATCAAAAATCGGAATTATCCTTTTCATGCATATGCTCCCTGTAATTCTTCGATGGCATCTTGGATTTTCTGAGATACCCGTTCTGCTAGTTCCTCTTCATCCATTCCATCGGATGCATAGACATTCACATTGATTGTGGTTCCACCGCCGCCATTTGCGCGCTGTACGGCTGCCGTAAACGTATCAAGGAGGGTATTTCTACCAATCACGATTTCCGCCCCGTTACCGTCTCCGAATCCCTTTAAACCGGACCCGGTACCGAGTACCGTGGGACTGCTGAATTGCACCGCGTTTGCATATGCCTTTTTGTACCACTCAATCGATAATGTTGGCACGCTTGGCGGATTGAATGAAAATTCGCCGACAATTGCGAAATGCGGCAATTTGATTTTCGGAAATTCAAGATGCAATCCATCAAAAAACGATTTGATTTTATCCAATCCGGATTTCACGAAATCCCGCGCAGCATTGATTTTCTCTTCAACGGTCGTTGATACATTGTTCCAGATTTCTGATGTTTTGGTTTTGATGTTTTCCCATTTTTCAGAAACGGCCGTTGCAAGGTTTCCAGCAGCGGTTTTGACTTCATCCCAATGCGTAACCAAAAGCGCACCAACAGCGATGGCCCCGGCTATCGCAGCCGTTAACGGTCCGCCTAAAATGCCCACGACGGTTCCGATCACAGTGATAACTGTGCCGATCCCGCTTACCAGGGACCCAATAACGGAAATTGCACCACCAACCAATGTAATGACCGGCCCAATAGCGGCGGCAACAGCGGCAACGGTGACAATCATTTTTTTCTGATCATCGTCGAGGCCCTTAACCCATGTTGATGCATCTTTCACAAGTCCGCCGACCTCTTGAATCGTTGGTGCGAGTAAATCCATTGCCACGCCTGCCAAATCAGAACCAACCAGTTTTAACTCATTAAGCATGGTTGTGGTCTGATCGATCGGATCGAGGGTTGCTTCAAACGTCGCATCAACATTGCCCAATGCCGCATCCAGATCGGTCATGCCTCCGGTAAACATTTCAAGTGAAATGGTCCCGTTCTGCATTGCCTCGTAAAGTTTCGGTCCTGCCTTGGCTCCGAATAATTCAACGGCGTTGCCTGATGAACTGAACGCTTTTGTTAATTCATCCGACATTGATTTTCCATCTTTTGCCGCTTTCTGTTGAACTTTAGACAACCCGGTCATTACAGTTGACGTATCAATTCCGGATTTTTCCAATTCACCAAGCAGGACCGCCGAATCCGCGAATGACATATTCAATTCGCGCATGGCTGATCCGTTTGTGAGCATGGTGCTGGTCAACGTGTCCATGCTGATTCCGGTGTTTTGTCCAACGCTGTTCAAAGTATCGAGGACTGCGCCGGCATCTTCTGCGGATAATCCGAATGCATCCATCACCTGCTGAACGCTATCGATTGCGCCGACAACATCAGAGCCGTTTAATTCCGCGAATTTAACAAACTGACCGGATAATTTTTCCAGTTCGGTACCTGTAACACCGAATCTTGTATTTACCTCACCGACCGCATCCGAGGCTGTTTCAAAACTTGTCGGAATTGTTGTTGCGAGGTTTTCAACGATTTTTTGCATGGATTCAAGTTCCTTGCCGGATGCGCCGGTTTTCTTGATGATATTATCAAAAGCATCGTCAACCTCT